AGGCAATCATTAGCAATCGTACTGCCTATGGTATGGGTCATGACTGGACCCCAGACCGGTTCAAGGTAGGGATCGGTTTGACTACCTATTTGTATTAATACGGTTTGCCCGGTGTTGCCCACTATGCGTGGCCTAATACCTCTGATTAACTTTAGAGTCTCTGAAGCATCAAAGGTTAGCCCTCTACGCTCAAGATAAGCACTCGGTATTACGCCATCAAAGGAGGCTGAAGCATCTAACATATAGAGCTTGGTGTTATTACTGCCCATGATGACTCTTGCCGCTGTTGGTACAAAGTCTGGGCCATTCCACTTAGTGAGGTCTGAATCCCAAGGTGCTGAGTCTTGCGCCCAATTACCGATCAAGCCATTATCAACCGGGCCATAGGTCGCATGATTAACATTCGGCATGTCTCTAGCCGATACCGTCTTGTCAACATAGTTATAGATGATCGCCTTATCACAGCTACTCGAACCTATTTGCGGATAACAAATATAGACTTCATTGAAGAATGGATTAGCAAAGACAAATGATTTCTGATAATTATCAACGTCCATACTTTGAAATAACGAACGTCTGGTAGCTTTGTCTAATATTGATGTTGCTGTATTACCGTCATGAATAATGATGTCATTTTGCGTCAATACCACATGATAACCATCAATATCAGCGATACAGTTGCGATTCATGGCGCCTGACTTACCCAACACCTTGCTGAACTTAAAGATGTAATTGCCACCGATAAAGTCCATACGCCAGCAAGAGTTCTCTTTATAGATCATAAAGGAGTCGCGGAGCTGCATACCGTCAATGATTGGATCGTACCCCTCAGCCAAATCAGCTTCACCGGCCTGCTTGGTAGCATCGGCCTCGTTCCAGCTTGAAGGCAATCCACCAGGGTCGGCAGGATGTGACCACTTCACCATGAAAGGAAAGTTGGTTGAGCCTTTGGTAATGTTTAGAGCGATTAGGTAGTTCTTAAACGCCTTGATTGACTTACAGTAAGTAGCAGCAGGCCAGTTGGTTAAATCTACAAACTTGTTAGCCGTGTTAAGACTCCAAGCCATAGGCACAGTTGCAGTATCACCGGCATTGAATATCGGCACACCGGACAGCAATGTACTCGTCCATTGATTGACGACACCAGTACGAGCCGTTAAGTGCGTGATGTCGTAATGTGTCGCTACACCCGCCACAATGGTGACAGCATACTGCTTGCCTGCAGTGGCATACACCCAGTAACGATTACCAGCGACATTGCAGGGAATCACATGCTGTGGTGCAAAGCTAGGCGAGTTATAGACTTCGCCATGCCCTAAGAACTGATACGCATAGCCGTCTAAAAACCGCACATTCTGACAGTCAGACCATGCGTTAATCGGCAATTCGGCTTGCGATAGGTCTTGGTTTAGACCTATCTGCCCGACATTTTTAACCTTGACCAGAGGCATCTTAAACCACAGGCCAAGCAAGTACAGGAAGATCAACAGCTATTTGGTCATAGTCTGTTGGCATTGGTCTTGTTCCTTGCTCTATCTCAGCAAAGATAAGGTAAAGTTGTTCCCATGTTGCATCTCTTGATAATAAGCAATAATCAGCATCAGACTTGTATTGAAGATTTGCTGATGTTGCATAAGTACAAGCAGAAAAAATATCTTTGTACCCTTTTGTTGCTGCAAAATTATCTAATCTTTGTTGCGTATCATTTTCTAAATCATTAAAAGTTAATGGGACAATAGGAGGAGCAACCCACTCACCGCCAACCAAAGACCAACCAAAAGTTACTTCATCAGGAGCTTCGATAAATTGCGCTGCATAAGGTGCGCTGAAGATAGAAAATGGGTCTACCTGTGCTTGGTCAGTAACTATAGTGTTTGTTAGATATACATAGTGCATAATAATTTCCTATTAAGCGTAGATGAGAACGATAGCAGCACCACCAGCACCACCAGCACCAGCACCGCCAGCACCGCCACCGCCATAACCACCAGCACCACCAGTACCACCAGCACCGCCAGCACCACCACCACCACCACCAAAACCACCAGTAGCGCTAGTTACACCATTGCCACCGCCACCACCGCCAAACATCCCCCCAGCAGCCCCAACACCACTAGTTACACCATTGCCACCACCACCACCGCCTTGACCTCCAGCAGAAGGAAAGGCCCCAGCAACAGCACTGCCACTGCCACCTGTTCCTGTACACGCTGACATTAACGGATCAGTAAACGCTGTGCCAGTTGACCTGCCAACACCACCTGCGTAACCAACAGCAGCACCTCCAGAGCCACCACCGCCCCTAAAACCACCAGCACCGCCAGCACCACCACCGCCACCAGAATTAATACCACCAGCACCGCCAGCACCACCACCGCCACCAGAAGTAATACCACCATTGCCACCAATACCTAATGGAGATCCAGAAGCGCCACCACCACCATTGCCACTAATACCACCATCACCACCAGAATAGTTTCCACCGTTGGTTACGGCAACATCCTTAAATGCAGTTCCAGCAACTGTCAAGGCAGCTGGGTTAGCCGTCAACATAGCAGTTGAATTATAAGTTACAACGGCAACCCCAGAAGATATAGATACAGAAACTGTTTGACCAGCAGTTACTGCTATGTCACCAAAAGCACATCCACCGCCGCCGCCACCGCCACCAGAAACACCACCACCAGCACCAGCACCAAACGCATATCCACGAACAGACGTTACGCCAGTAGGAACAACATAAGATCCAGTTGCAGTTAATGCTGTCCACGATTTGGTTGTTGAAGTTGGAGTAGACGACACCCAAGAAGCGCCATTACTGGTTAATACATTGCCTGTTGTACTTGGTGCTAAACCCCAACTAGCATTAGTACCATTTGTTGTTATTAACTTACCTGAGTTTCCTGCCTGTGCTGGTAGTGCTGCGTTAAACGCTGTTGCAGTAACAAAAGCACAGGTTGCTATTTGTGTTGTGCTTGTTCCGGCTGATGCGGTTGTTGATGTCGGAATGCCAGTTAATGCAGGTGATGCCAAGGGTGCAAGTAGGTTATCAGCCGCTAAACGTATAGCCGCTTCATCGGCTGTTGATGTAGTTACAAACGCTGTTGTTGCAAGATTAACCGTATTATCACCAGCCGTTCGTGTTAATCCTACCGCTGCATTAAGTGTCGTCAGTCCTGTTGCCTGTAATGTTCCTATAACAGCCGTATTACCTGTAACGCCTAATGTGCCTATAACAGTCGTATTGCCATCAACAGTAAAGGTGCCTGTTAATTTTTGATTGCCTGTTTTGCTCAAAAACTCCGAGCCAGATAAAGTAACAAAGTTGGTGCCGTCATACATTAACAGCATCGGATAACCAGCTACAATGTCACCAGCCGTAGGATCAGCGCCCGCCATTGTCTTTATAGATTTAACACCTAAGCCAGATACGTTAACCGTTAATGCACCTGTATTAGTAATATTTGCCTTATATAGCAAACATAACATAGGCGTGTAGCCAACGAGTGCTGTGCTTGGTGTTAATACATGGCCTGTGGCTGTACCTGTATCGGTTGCTGTGACTAAAATAGCACCGGTGAAGCCGTTGAGCGTTTCTTTTAGTACCGTTTTGAGTAGTCTTATCTGGTCATCGCCCTGACTCTTTGGGTCGGTTGATGTTGGGTTAGAAATGACTAGATCATTGATATAGTTACCTGTTTCTAATGCCATTATTTACCCCTGCTTCATGGTCATGGTGGCTGATTGCCCCCAGTTTTGTAGATTAATGCGCTCAACATCAGCGCTGTATAGACTTTCCATGCCGGCTATAATTTCATTATCACGCGTGTATTGCCCTGCGTAGATCAAGCAGCAGTGCAGATAAGCATCGGGATAATTCGTTAAAATATCGTTAGTGGTATTAAGAGCCGTTAAGCCTGGTATCGTCGCAAAATACTCTAGCGTTAAATCGTAGTTTCCATTCGGTGTAGGCCCTAACAGTAAGTTGCTACCTCTTATCGAGTAGCTGCGAGGCATTGACGAGGTATAACTGCCCCAGCGTTGGACCAATAAAGCAGGCGGCATATTGTCTAAGACAATCGTCACACCGCCTGAGATCATCGACAAAGAACGGGCTTGAAGAAAGTCAGTCGGCAATGCCAGCGTATTCGTGCCTGATACTGTGGTTAGGGTGGTAACCTTATCGAGTTGCCGCGTATCCAGATCAAGTTGCATACGGGCTTCAGCCAGCCTGATAAAATCAGGAATGACTGTGGCTAAATCGGTACGGTGTAACCAAGTGCCTATTGCTGTTGATAAGTCTGAATAGTTAGCAATCGCCATTACACGGCCCCTTTCCAGACACGAAAGCCCTCAAGCGACTTATCATTCAGTAAGCACTTGATATGCTCTTTATCTCTCAAGAACTCTTGAAAGGTTAAGCCAACGCGGTTCATATAGTTTTCAATGATCACCATTGGAATAGTGGCGGCATGTTTCATATCTTTCGAGCCAACATCGCCCACCTCTACCTTTTCTTTAACTGCTTCGAGTATCGGTTGCACGTCTTGCATAGACTTAACAACAATCATGCCGTTATCTTGTACGCTCAAATGAGAGAGCATTACAAATCTTCCAGGGCAGTAATGTTACAAATACCGGCAGTGCCTGCCCAGATAGCAGCTATGTGGGTATTGCCGGATACCTTTAAAATCAGGCAATCGGCTGGATTCATTAATATATCGGCATTAGTCGCGGCAACGCCAGTCTGTCCAATCTTGACGAAACAGTTAGCAGTGACACAGATCCGGATATAGTTAGGTTTGATTGCACTAGCCGTATTAGGGATAGCTGCATTGGTACTTGTGACAGCGGTCGTTAAACTAACGCCTACGGCCTGAATTTGGATTGCATCATCAATCATCTGTTGTCTCCCGACAATAGGTTGAGTGGGCTTTTTACACCCACTCAGGTTTAGTCTTATGTTAAGTCTTTTACAGCAGCAGAAGCCTTTTCTTGACGCGCTTCAAGTGTGTATTCAACGGTAATAAGTTTCTTTTCTGCATCGCCTGTTTTAGCAAGATCAACAGTGTCAAATGATCGCAATGTAGCCAACGCCCATTTTTCAGTTTCCAAGATAAACGCAGTACGCGTACGTTGAAAACGGTTAGGAACAACTTGTAGCGTACCAAAGTCGCTGATATAAACATCAACAGCCGCTGTTACAGACTTATCTTCAGCTTTGTCAAAACGGGTTGAACCGCCTGTGAAAGTTGAGAAAGTTTGCTTCTGCCCGGGGCCGACCATGATTAGATCAGGTTCGCCACCTTGTGCATACGCCAACTGCAATGCGTTCTTTAACTGAGTTTCAGTAAAAGCTCTGGCAGTACCATCAGTCGGAGCTGCCCAAGAACCCATTGTGTAAACAGGTGCTACACCCGTTGCGCCTAAATCAACATTAGTTGCAATCCAGCCTTCCAAGCCTCTTAACTGGCGAGCAGCTGAAGTAGAACCGGCATGAGCCGCAGAGTTACCAGCATTAGATACTGCACCCGCAACACCGTTAGCAGATGAACATAAAGCCGCTTCCATGTCACGCTTCAACTCAGCCGATTTCATGCTTAATTGATAAGACATTTCATTGTTACGACCAGCCGACTTAACCGCTTGGTTAGTACCTGAGATCACTACGTTTTTAGTAGAAATCTGAGTGTAGTTACCTAAACGAACGGTAGGTGTAACAGCACCAAAGGTTGATACATCATCCCCTTCGATCTGTGCATTAGCAGTCACTGCTGCAAGATCTTGAGTTTGCCATTCGTGAAACGTGTTAGATGCTTTTACTTTCGGAATTGCTGAAAGAAAAGGGGTTTTTGTGGGCGTGATACGGTAGATAATATCTGCCAAATCTTCTTTAATACCCTTTGTTTGGAACGTCTGATACGTTCCTGTTACGATAGCCATGTTAAATATTCCTGCTTAAAATTGTGTCTCTCGACATGATTAACCGAACAATGCGGCAAATGCACTTGTGGCATCGTCTATTGATCCGGTTCTTGATAACCGCTGCATAGTTTCGCTACGATTATTATTGCCTTGACTTGCTACACCGGGTCTTTCAACTCTAGGTGGTAAGCCCTGGACTTGCTTAGTCGCTGCTTTTGATTGCGCCACTAACTTTTCATACCTCATTGAGTTCAATACTAATGCGATATTAGAAGCCTTTGAGCGGTTCAGGTTTTGCAGTTCATCTTGCGTGTAGCCCTTGCCATTCAAGTATTTGATTAGCTCTTGCTCTTCGGCTTGACGAACGTCCTGATTCTTCCACTCTGGGATAATGTCCAGCATCTTTGCGCCTTCTGTTGCCAGATGTGCGCTCATGTATTCGTTCTGCTGTGCTTGGTTTTGTTGGTTGAGGTACGCTTGCGCGGCCTGTGCTTTGCCCCACTCTGCCTGACGTTGAGCGAATACTTCCTTTTGCCTTAAATATTCATGCGGATTGTTTTCTAGTAGGTTAGCCCAGTCCGGTTGCCCTTCTTGCGCCCACTGATTAGCAGTCTGATGAAAGTGATTTATGGCGTTTTGCAGTTGCGATTGTTGTTGAGTAGTCGCGGCTTTTTGTTGCTCAACTTCACGTCTTAAGTTAGCGGCTTCTTCAAACTTTTGGCTTGAGGACTCGCCCTTTTGATAGTGTGTGATTAACTCGTCACGGCTAACTTGCTTTTCTTCGCCATTGATTTTGACAGTAAAACTATCCAAACTCGGTGCATTATCAACCTCTTGTCCGGCAGGAATGTCGGAGGAAGCAGCTTCTGTGCCATCATATGAATGATCTTCTTGTGCCAAAAATGCAGATAACAATGCCGCATCATCACCGCCAGTGTTACCTGACTCCTGTTGTACTTCTGCGCCCTGATCTAGCTGGGTAGCTTCTGGTTCCATAATAAATGTATCCTTCTATGGGAAAATAACGCTTCACAGCGTGTGTGTGGGTGTCTCACGACATGCCACGATTACTATTTAAAGCTAACTACTTTATCTTTACTCGTTTTATAGCCCGGTAATCCTGCCATGCAAGGAGGAAAGGAATACTTTAAGCGAATAGAATCAGGTGCGTTTTTATCGGTCGTGATAACTTCGATAATTCGTAAGGATTCGTCAGCCTTTTCAGCCTCTAAACAGAACGCTACGAGTGCTGCAAATGCAGGGCTTGAACTGCTATCGTTCCCTGCTCTAGTACCTTCTGGAAGAACTGTTTCAGGTGCTGCATGGATTTTAATTGTCGCCATATTTCTTCCCGCTCTTCTCTGGTTAATTCTGAATTATTCAGCCATTCATCAAAGTAAAGGTTGTCCAGGTGCTTGAACGCTTCCTGGAATAGCGGGCTGTTGACCAACGCCTCCACCTGTTGCTTGCGGTATAGCTCTTGCGTAGAGTCCATTGTTATTTGCCTGTTGTCCCAGTATCACTTTATGGTTAATTTCTTCGGTCATTAGCCCGTATTTGGCGGCTAACTCCTCGCGCTTCATTTGTATATCAGCTTCCAGTTTTTGCTGGTCTTGCTTGATCTTGGCCTCTGCTTTTAGGCGCTCTATCTCCATCATGGCCTTGGCTGTCTCGATCTGTGGATCAGGTTTAGGCTCAGGTGGTGGCTGTGTGGCTGGATCAGTAAAATACTGTTCAGGATTACTAAAGCCTAATGTCTCGGCTAGTTTCACGCCTGCCTTGTAGACATTATCCGGTTTGACAACACCAGC